GCATCTGGCGAGAGTGGCAACGCCGCCGCATCTGGCGAGAGGGGCACTGCCGCCGCATCTGGCGTGAGGGGCACTGCTACCGCCACCGGGCGTGATGGCAGAGCATCCGCCCTCGGGGAACAGTGCATCGCGGTGGCGTGGGGCAATAATAGCCTCGCAAAAGGCGCACTCGGAAACTGGATCGTTGTTTCCGAGCGTGCCAGCTACGGTATCGTTGATGCCAAGTTGGCCCGGGTTGATGGAGAGATCATCAAAGCGGATACCTGGTACACCCTGAGACGCGGCGAGATCGTGGAGGTGGAGGAATGACGATTGCATGGATTTTCTGCTACATCGGCGTGGGCACAGCAGTAACCTGGTTCATGCGGATGGTGGACTGGATTGACCGGGAGGACGAGCGATGAACAGACTTACCCCGCAGGAAATTGCGGACAAACTTCGGAAGTGCGCGGACGGGCCTGGTTCATGTACCTTATGCCCGTGGGACTGTGTAAATGGTAGTTGTATCTGCTCGATAATGCATGCAGCCGCTGATGCCATCGACAACCAGCGCACACACATCCAGGCCCTCATCAAGGCTAACGAGGCGCACCGCGAGATGGTGGCCCGCCCTGCGAAACGCTCTGATATGGTGGAGGCATTAGATGCTATCGAAACCGGCATGACCAAAGTGGCTATTGACCGCGACATCTGGCAGAACGATTTGATCTATGTGCTGTGCCAAGGTGTACGGCTCCTCCTGGAAGAGAGGGTGAAGAAGTGAGCTGTAAAAAGTCAATCGTAGAGCACCGCCGGACGCTCATCCGGGAGTGCGGGACTTGCAGCAAGACGTTCCCCACGACGGCAGACACGCCGTGGGTTCGCCAAGTCCCTCGCGACGGCAAAAAGGCGGCTACTACATATTATTGCAGTTCAAAGTGCTTTTCCGCGTCGTACAAGCACATCGGATGGTACGACGGAAAATTCGACGAGCGCAGGAAAGACCGCGAACGGAAGCGCGATAACGCCGAACGGTGCCGGAGATACAACGAGATGCACCGCGAAGAACGCGCTGCATACGCAAGACGCCGCAGGCAGGAAAACACAGGCCTGGTTGCTGCGGATAACGCGTACTACAAGAAAAAACGCCGTTTGGCTGAAAAGGAGGCCCGATGATGTACATCTGTGATGAGTGCGACGCTGTGTTTGAGGAACCCATCCGCAAGCAGGAATACTCCGAAGAATACGGAGACAGCACCGCGTATTATTGCCCTCACTGTGGGTCTGAAGAATACACGGCTGACGATGAGTGCCCGGTATGCCACAGTTTCAAAAATCGGGACGATAGGGTGTGCCATAAGTGCGGCCAGCACGTCCGTGGCCTGCTGAAGCTGTTCCTGCACGACTTCACGCGGGACGAGCGGGAGTACCTGGCCGACCTGATCGAGGGGTGCAGCCTTGACCGCATGATCGTCGGGGCGGAAGTCCCCACGGAGTAAGCCATGCACGAGAGCGGAGTGGCCCGCTATATCAGGGCGACGGTAGATATCTATTTCCCGGAGGGCGAAATGTCCTGCAAACTCTGCCCTCTGCTGGAAACATACTCCCGCAACCAGTGCCGCCGGACGGGCGAGTATCTGCTGGACACGCGCGGGACCGGGGCATATTGCCCCCTGAAAATTCTGGAAGAGGAGGATGAGTATTGAACATCTATGAGAAAATCGCGGCCATCATGCAGGACGTGCAATATCTTGCAAAAGACGACCATGTATCGTTCGGCTCCACCAGTTATAAGGCCCTGAGCGAGGAGAAGGTCACTTCCATCATGCGGGCCGAGATGCTGAAGCACAAACTGGTTGTTTTTCCGATTTCGCAGGTTGCGAACCGCACAGGCAACATCACTCATGTGGACGTGGTGTACCGCATGGTGAACGTGGAGAACCCCGAGGAATCCATCGAAATCGCATCCTGCGGCGACGGCGCAGACACCCAGGACAAGGGGAGCGGCAAGGCCATGACCTACGCCTTTAAGTATATGTGGCTGAGGACCTTCGCCTTGCCCACCGGCGAGGACCCGGACAAGGTATCATCTGCCGAGCTGGACGAGAAGGAGCGGAACCCTGTGTGTGGGCGATGCGGCGCGATGATTGCGCCGGTGAAGAAGCGCAGTGGCGAAACCTGGCAACCCAAGGACATGGCCAAATATGCACAATCCCGCTACGGTATGCCGCTCTGCGGCGACTGCATGAGGGCGGCGAAAAAGGAACACGAAAATGGTACAGGTTGATGTTTCCGCCGTCCGCTGGCAACAGGACAGCGATGGGGCGTGGCTGTGCCTGCGGGTGCAGTCCCCCCAGGTGGCCATGAACGCCTGCGACGAGTATCAGGCCGATAAAGAGCACGTCGCCCAAATCAGGCGCAAGGGCCGGAGCCTCGATGCAAACGCCTACTGCTGGGTGCTCCTGGACAAGCTGGCCGCGCACTACAACCTCCCCCGGGAAGCGATATACCGGGAGGAGATCAAGACCATCGGCGGCGTGAGCGACGTTCTGTGCATGGTGGAGCGGGCCGCAGATGATTTCATCCGCCGCTGGACGGCGCAGGGTATCGGGTGGATGGCCGAGCAAGGCCGCAGCAAAATCCCCGGGTGCGTGAACGTGACGGTATGGTACGGCTCCAGCTCTTACGATACAGAGCAAATGAGCCGGTTGATCGACCAGATTGTATCGGACTGCGAGTCCGCCGGAATCGAGCATCTGCCGCCCCAGAAGCTGGAAGCGATGAAGCGGGAATGGGGGCGAGACGATGGGCAGTAAAGCGAAAGACATGGCGGGCCAGCGCTTTGGGATGCTCATTGCTTTGCGCCGCGATGGCACCAGCCCGAATGGCTGCGCCAAATGGGGGTGCCGGTGTGATTGCGGCAAGATCATCCACGTAGACTCAACCCGGCTACGCAAGGGCCGTGCGCGGCACTGCGGATGCCAGTACGCGCCGCAACCTACGCCACCTATTACGTGGCTCGGTGAGACGCGGACCATCAGCGAGTGGGCGGCTATCACGCAAATCCCCGCAAAACTCATCCGTAGCCGGTTGGTGGCCGGGTGGCCCGTAGATGCAATCTTTACAGAGGTCGAAAAGCCGCAACTGTGCTGGGGCTGCGCCAAGTCATGCGGCGGGTGCTCTTGGTCAAAACGTTTTGAGCCTGTCCCCGGCTGGACCGCAGTGCCAACGCTACTATGCGGAAGGATACCGTCGTACAGAATCACAGAATGCCCGGAGTTTGTATCGGATGGGACGGAGTACGATGAGTGAAAGAAGATGTTTCCTTTGCGGCAGGAACGGCGCACAGGACCCGCTGGAGCGTCACCACATTTTCGGTGGTGCTTACCGCGGCAAAAGCGAGAAATACGGCGCGGTGGTGTGGCTCTGCGGTGACAGGTGCCACAGGAACGGAAAGTCCGCCGTGCACCGGAACGGCGACCAGATGCGGCGATTGCGCCGGTACGGACAGCTGACGATCATGAAGAACGAGGGCTGGACAGAATCCGATTTCAGGTGCGAGTTTGGAAAGTCATATCTATAGGAGGTAGAGATGGAAAAGAAACTGCTGTACACAAGAAATGAGACAGCGAAACTGTTGAGCATCAGCGTTGACACGCTGGACGCCCTGCGGAACGACTGCGTTATCCATGGCTATCATGTGGCCCGAGGGAACCCTCGTATCTACTTTAAGGCCAAAGATCTGGAGAAGTTCATGGAGCGCCTGGAGGTGGCAGAATGCTGAACAACGTCATAATCATGGGCCGGTTGACCCGGGACCCTGAACTGCGCCGCACCCAGACCGGCACCTCCGTAGCTTCCCTCACCCTGGCCTGTGACCGGGACTTCAAGCCCCAGAACGGCGAGAAGGAAACCGATTTCGTCGACGTGGTGGTTTGGGGCAAGACGGCAGAGTTTGCCGCCAACTACTTCACCAAGGGCCGCATGGCCATCGTAGAGGGCCGCTTGCAGGTCCGAAACTGGCAGGACAAGGACGGCAACACGCGTAAGACCACCGAGGTGGTGGCCGACCGGATGTACTTCGGCGACTCCAAGCAGGAGGCAAAGCAGGAGAGCAAGAAGCAAACCGCACCCGCCGACGATTTCTGCGAAATCGAGGACGACGGCGACCTGCCGTTCTGACGGAGTCCTGCCATGCCGAATAGAATCATAAAGGAAAGCTTATGCGACTCGGAAAAAATCGCGGCTCTTTCGGATTTTGAGTTTCGGCTTTGGGTTGGATTGATTACGCAAGCGGATGATGCGGGACGCGGAGATGCCCGCCCCGCTATCATAAAAGGACGTGTTTTCCCGTTCCGGGAGAGGTTATCCATCAAAGATATCGATGCTGCGCTCCAAGAATTGGCGGCAAAAGGCTGCGTGTCCCTCTACACAGTGGACGGGAGGCCCTACTTTTTGTTCCCCGGGTGGGTCAAGCATCAGCGTATCAGAGATTGCAAGCCGAAGTTCCCCGAGCCTCCGGAAAACACAGTTTTGCAACAATCTGCGGCGAGTCGCGGCAATCTGCGGCAAGTTGCCGCAATCTGCGGCGAGTCGCGGCAATCTGCGGCCTTAATCCAATCCGAATCCAAATCCAATCCGAACTGCGCAAGCGCATTCGACGTGTTCTGGCAGGCGTATCCGAGGAAAACCGGGAAAGCAGCTGCGCGGAAGGCGTTCGACAAGGCGAAGCCGCCGCTGGACGTCGTTCTCAATGCCATCGAGGCCCAGAAGCACAGTGCGCAATGGCAGCGCGATAACGGCCAGTACATCCCCTATCCGGCCACATGGCTGAACCAGGGCCGGTGGGAGGACGAGGTGCAAGAGACCGAACTGCCCGCAAATCCAGATCCTCGCTGGAAGTATAACTTCGACACCGGCGGCTGGACGCAGGAGGACTGACGCATGCTGGACTCTCTCTACCTGGAGCAAAACGTCATTGGCGCATTGCTCATCCAGCCAGAATGCTACGAAGCCGCCGCAGAGCTGTCCCCGGATGACTTCCTGGTGCCGGAATATGCAGAGCTGTTCCGGGCCATCCAGCGGCGGAATGAAGCCGGGGACCCTGCGGATGCTCCGTCCGTGCTGATGGACGCATCCAGCCGCAACGACAACGTGACCAGCAAGATCATGACGGACTGCATGGAGGTTGTCGTGACTACCGCCAACATCGACGTGTGGGTGGCCGGGATGCGGGATGCATCCATGGGGCGGAAGCTCAGAGACTTAGGGGAAGAACTACGAACAGCGGAGTTATCCCCACAGGATGCCCTCAGAGCGGCACAGGAAGCCGTCACGGCGATTCAGGACGGCGCGGTGGTATTATCTGGGGGCCTGGAAGTCTCCGAGGCCGTGAAGTGCCTTAAAAATCGCGTTGACAAGGGATTTGCTGGCGGGCCTCCACCATACGTCAAGACCGGCTTGCAGGAATTTGACCGATTGCTGGGCGGCGGGCTTATCAACGGCGGGTTTCACATCGTCGCCGCACGGCCTGGAAAGGGTAAATCTGCCCTGGCTATGCAAATCGCCCTCAATGCGGCAAAACGCGGCGTGAAGGTGCTGTACATCTCCCTGGAGATGTCACCGGACGACTGCACCAGCAGATTGACGGCCAACATAGCGGGGATATCCTCTCGCCTGCTGATGTTTGGCGGCACCCTGACAGAGGCAGAATACGCCAAATACGCGGAAGCGTCCGCCAAGCTGTCCGAGTTGCCCATCGTGTTTAACCGGCGGACGGGCATGGACATGCGGGGCGTGACGGCGCTGGCCTACAAAGAGCGACCGGGGCTAATCGTGCTGGACCACATCGGCCTGCTGGAGCAGGAAAACAAGAAAGCTACGCTCTACGAGAGCACCACGAAAAACAGTCGGTCGGCAAAACTGCTGGCCATGCGGATGAATATCCCACTGCTGTGCCTGTGCCAGCTGAACAGAGCCGGTGCGTCAGATCGTGGCGGCGAGTTCCGGGCCACTATGGCCAACCTGCGGGAGTCCGGCGCGATCGAGCAGGACGCGGATACCGTGACGCTGCTGCACCGCCCGTGCGAGAAGGAGGACCGGGGCGAATGGGACCCGGACATGCTGGAGCTATACCTGGACAAAAACCGACGCGGCCCCACCGGGGTGGTGAGGATGGCCTATTTCCCCAACACGGGCCGCATAGTGAAGTGAGGGTGACATGAAAAAGATCGTTATTCCCTTGCCCCCTGTGACCAAGAAAAATCACCAGCGCATTGTGCGAGGGCGGTATGGTGCGCCGATGGTCATTCCATCCGCACAATATGAAGCATACCAGCAGGCCGCCGCATGGCATTGCAAGGGCGGCGAGACCATCGCAGATCCGGTGGAGGTTAAGTGCCTGTTTTATATGCCAACCCGGCGCAAGGTGGACTTAACCAACCTGTTGGAGGCCATCGACGATATCCTGGTGTATGCCGGGACCCTGGCGGATGACAACAGCAGCATCATCGTGTCGCACGACGGGAGCCGGGTTCTGTACGACAAGGAAAACCCCCGGACGGAGGTGTATATCAGCCGGTATGAATGACTTTGACTACGATTGCATGCAGAAAAAGCGCACTGCGCGAGGCGCGTTTGCGCATATCAGCCGAAAGCGCGGCGGGTGTACGCTGCCCAGCGACAACCTGACCGCGAAACAAAGAAGGGAGAAAAATGGAGAAGTGAAAAGCTACAACATCACCCGGCCCATGCCGTGGCCGGAGTTCAAGGCAATGCCGGAGGACCTGAAACGCGAGTTCTTTCGTAACATGCAGAGCTTTGGCGGTACTGCAAAATGGCTGGCGGATGAAATGGGCACGTCAGACATGACCGTAAGAGCCGTCGCAAAAGCCGTCGGGGCACCGTTTGTGCGCGGAAATGGGAATTTGCTACTGTGGAACCGGAAGGTTGCAGAGTGGGCAAGCGCCGAACAGCAGACTGCCGCAGAGAAGCCCGCCGAAGAACCTACGGCTCAGGAATCCGGGAAGAGATTGATCCTGGAGCATGCCCGCATGGAGTTCAGCTTCACCGATTTTTCGGATTTGGTGCAATTCCTGCGGGTGGCGGTGCCGGAGAGCGGCAAGGTGACGGTGGAATGGTGAGCTACACGGACTTCCTTGCCGGGAAGCAACATATCCCCCCGGTCTGCGGGTTTGATGTGGGAAAAACTGCCATGAACACGCACATGTTTGAGTGGCAGAAGGACATCACCCGGTGGGCAATACGAAAGGGCCGGGCCGCACTGTTTGAGGAGTGCGGGAACGGCAAGACGATCCAGCAGCTTGAGTTTGCCGACCAGGTAGCAAAGCGGACGGGTGAGCCGGTGCTGATCGTAGCCCCCTTGACTGTCGGGGCGCAGACCAAGCGAGAGGCGGAGAGGTTTGGGTACACCGCCAGAATTTGCAGAAGCCAGGCGGATATTGGCCCGGGAATCAATATCACGAACTACGAGATGCTCCAGCACTTCGATGGAGACTCGTTCGGCGGGGTGGTGCTCGACGAATCAAGCATCCTGAAAAACTACACGGGGAAGATGAGGACACAGATCATCGAGATGTTCCGCAACACGCCCTATCGTTTATCGTGCACGGCCACGCCGTCCCCCAACGACTACATGGAACTGGGGAACCAAGTGGAATTTCTGGGTATTATGACTCGGACGGAGATGCTCGCGACGTATTTTATCCACGACGGTAGCGACACCAGTAAATGGAGGTTGAAGGGCCATGCGGAGGAGCGCTTCTGGGAGTGGGTATCTACATGGGCAGTACTCCTCACCTGCCCCGGAGACCTTGGATACCCCAACGATGGTTACATTTTGCCGCCCTTGACGGTGACGGAGCACATCGTAGAGTGCGAGTGCGACACCGCATACAACCTGTTCGGCGGAGACGGGGCCAAAACGCTGACGGAGCGCCGGGAAGCCAGACGAGTGAGTATGCCGGAACGGTGCGCAAAGGCCGCAGAGATCATCGCAGAGGACCCGGGAGAGCAGTGGGTGTGCTGGTGCGACCTGAACGCGGAAAGCGAATCCCTTGTAAAGATCATCCCCAACAGCGAAGAAGTGCGCGGGAGCGATAAACCGGAAGAAAAAGAATCTGCGTTACTGCGATTTGCCGCCGGTGAACTGCCCGTGCTGGTGACGAAGCCGTCGATTGCGGGGTTCGGGATGAACTGGCAGAACTGCCACAACATGATTTTTGTAGGGCTGTCCGACAGCTACGAATCCATGTATCAGGCTATCCGCAGGTGTTACCGATTTGGCCAGGAATCGCCGGTGAACGTGCACATCGTTACATCTGCCGCCGAGGGTGCGGTGAAAGCCAACGTGGAGCGCAAGGAAGCCCAGGCGGCGGCGATGAAGGAAAACATGGTGAGATACACCAAAGAGATTTTGAGAAAGGATATCCGGGGGCAGGAGCGGATCGTGATACCGTACAATCCGCAGGTAGAGATGATTGTCCCGGAATGGGTAAAGTCGGCATGAAAGTTATCGACCAGGCCGTGGGCCGCGAGTATGCGGTGTACAACGGCGACAGCTGCGAGGTGCTGAAGGGGATCCCGGATGACAGCATCCACTACTCGGTTACATCAATCCCGTTTGCCAGTCTGTACACATACTCCAACAGCGACCGGGATATGGGAAATTGCCGGAGCTACGAGGAGTTTGCGGAGCAGTATATGTACCTGGGCCGCGAGTGGTATCGAGTGATGATGCCCGGGCGGAATGTCAGCATCCACTGCATGAACCTACCGACTAGCAAAGAACGTGATGGGTATATCGGAATCCGGGACTTCCGGGGCGACGTGATCCGGTGGATGCAGGCGCTCGGATTTATCTACCACTCGGAGGTCTGCATCTGGAAGAATCCCGTCACGGCTATGCAGCGGACAAAAGCCCTGGGGCTGCTGCACAAGCAGATCAAAAAGGATAGCGCGATGAGCCGGATGGGGATCCCGGACTATGTTGTAACGTTCCGCAAGCCCGGCGACAACCCGGAGCGTGTGACCCACACCGACGCCACATACCCCGTGAGCAAGTGGCAACAGGTTGCGTCCCCTATTTGGGAGGAGTACGCATCCCCCGCGTGGTGGGATATCAACCAGAGTGACACCCTCAACCGGAAAGCCGCAAAGGAGGAAAAAGACGAGCGACATATCTGCCCCTTGCAACTGCCCGTAATCGAGCGATGTGTAGAACTGTGGAGCAACCCCGGCGACATTGTGCTGGATCCATTCGACGGTATTGGCTCTACCGGATACCAGTCCATTTTGATGGGACGCAGACATATCGGCGTGGAGCTTAAATCCAGCTATTTCCGGCTGGCGGCGGAGAACTGCGCGCAGGCGGAAAGAGTCCGTGAGACCGGCATCCAGGAGATGGATGGAATTTCGCTTTTCGACCTGATGGAGGAAACAAAATGATCTACGCCCAAGAATCCCTCGTTGATGAGATCATCGTGGACAACTTTGCTGGCGGTGGTGGTGCGTCAACCGGGATTGAGCTTGCCGTGTGCCCGCCCATGGCAACGGCTTTGGGGAGGGCAAACCTCCCGGAATGGTGCGGGGCGGAGATCACGACCATGGCGCAACTAACGGACTGTGTGGCGGTGTGAAAGGGGCCGGAATTGAAAATTGGGCTAATAGACGTGGACGGGCACAATTTCCCGAATCTGGCACTTATGCGCCTATCTGCGTACCACAAAACGCGAGGCGATAACGTGGAGTGGTGGGACGGGTTCAGACACTACGACAAGGTTTACATGAGCAAGGTATTTACATTTACCCCTGATATGGATACTTGCATCAACGCAGACGAAATCGTTAGAGGCGGCACCGGGTATAAGGACTATGGGAGCCTACCGAAAATCGTAGAACAAACACTCCCGGATTACACGATGTATCCAAAATGGGAAACGGCCATCGGCTTCCTGACACGTGGGTGCATCCGCGATTGCCCCTGGTGTATCGTCCCGAAGAAAGAGGGGCTGATACGCCCTGCGGCAACATGGGAACAGATAAAACGCCCGGATAGTCGGGACATCGTTTTCATGGACAATAACGTCTTGGCGAGCGACCACGGCTTAGATCAAATTGACCGAATGGGTTGCGAAAACATCCGAGTGGACTTCAACCAGGGGCTGGACGCAAGGCTTATCACGGCACAAACAGCCAAAATGCTAGCGCGGCTGAAATGGATTCGGCATATCCGCATGAGCTGTGATACGTCCGCCATGCTGCCAGTAATAGAACAGGCTACGGCATATCTGCGCGAAGCTGGCGTTTCTCCATGGCGCTTCTGGTGCTATGTGCTGGTGCAGGACGTGGAAGAAGCGCATGCCAGAGTGCTTGCGCTTGATAGAATGGGGGTTACGCCATTCGCTCAACCGTATCGGGATTATGACGGCGGAGAACCGACCATTGAGCAGCGACGATTTGCCAGGTGGGTGAACAACAAGGCCCTGTTCAAAAGCTGCGACTTCAATGAAATGAAAGGAGGCCCCCATGAAACCATCACATGAAGAGATTGCCGAAACCCTGCGCGAATATGCAGAATGGGCCGATGCGAATATCTACGAAGTACCTATTATGCTACCGGATGATTTGAGAGCGGCGGCTGATATGCTGGAGAAAGGAGAATGATATGGACGCTGTAAGGTTTGTGATAGAGCGACGTCGGATGTTTGCCGTGACGGGCGAAAACCCTAAGCACAGCATGTTTAACATGGGCACTCCGGCAGAAGAAGTGGTCCGAGAAGTGGAAGAATGGGCAACTGCGCACCCGCGCAAGACGAGGCAAAGCGTGTTCCTGGAGCAGTTTCCAAATGCGCCGGTGTATCCGAACACACATAATGTTGCTTTAGACCCATGCCTTGTTGATACAACGTTACGCGGACATTGCCCGACTGGAAGAGGCTGTGATAATTGCTGCCGCGAGTTTTGGATGCAGGAGGTGGAGTGAATGAACGATATCACACGCCAGACTTGGTCTGAATGGCTGGAAAACTCGCTGAGAACGATAATGGATATCGGGGCGGAACGCATGTGCATTGCAGGAAAAACGCCGGATGGGACCGTTTTTACCGGATATTACAACGCCGATGCAACGGATAAGGCCGTGTTTGCTCATAATATCCAGAGCGATGTGACCATGGATATCATCCGGGAGAACATCGGGAAAATCAAGGAGATGCTTGAGGAGAATGACGATGGATAAGCTAAAACCGTGCCCGTTCTGTGGGGGCGAAGCAAGAGTGTTTGAAGAGCGGGGGCTGACAACAACGCGGTTCTACGTTCGATGCACGAGGTGTTTCTGCAACACAGGCACATACAACAGCCGGAAACTGGTTATTGAGAAATGGAACAGGCGGGCGAGCCAGGAGGTGGCTGCTATCCTGCGTCCTATCCCCATCGCCAACGTGCAGGGGCTTGGATTCCCCATCCCGTGCAGCGGTGTTGAGGAGCATTCAAATGGCCCAGACGTGGGAGCGAAAGCGACGTGGGTGTTTCGGGTGCTTGACGTGCCCGCGCAGACTATCCAGCTTCTGCGGGACATGGGGGCCGAAGTGGACAACGGGATATCGCTATCAGTATGCGGGACAGGGTACAAACCGTACTATGTGGGCGATATCACCGGCGAGTATTGTAGCCTGATCGAGATGGGCGCACATGACGAGCCGGTAATCTGCAAAACGTTAGGAGGCGCAACATGACCGATTACATCAACAGAAGGGACTCTATCAGAAATTTTGAACGGTGGATTGAAGATCACGATTACATCAAATGCCCGAAGTGCGGCGTGATGGTGAAACGAGACTTTACATTTTTCGATTTTGGGGATTGGAACTTCTGCCCTAACTGCGGAACGATGATGGAGGGAGGTGCTGAAAATGCGGTTGATTGATGCTGAAAAGCTGGTGGACATGCTGTATGACAACGAGTTTGCTGTACTTTGCCCACTGGACGAAGTAAGCGGGGTGGTTGATGCCTTGCCCCACGGTGGATGCAGTGCCCGTGGTGCGGTGCAAAGATTGCGAGAACAGCTACTACGTAGTGGATGGTCTGATATGCTCATACGGCACGTGCCTTGAATGCCATGTGCCACCGGAATTCTGGTGCGCTTACGGCAAGAGGAGGGAGGATGCCCATGCCCAAGACTAACCCCCGCAGAATTCCCCGCACCCAGGCCGACGTAGACAAAGCCTACAGCAACGGCATTGTGGAGGGCTTGAGCCGTGGCATAGATCTGATGCTGTATGTTCTGATCGATAAGCACGACGCCCCGATGGACGATGTGCAGCAGCTTGCCGGGGAGCTAAACCACGCCGCTCAGTGCGTGGCGGAAGGGTACGTTACCTGGGCAGATATCCGGCAGATGCTCAAAGAATACGGCGTTGAGACGGCGCTGGAATAGGAGGTACAATGAGCAACAAATACTCGCTCCCCTACGATATCCGCATGGAGTGCATCGCCTATGTCAGGGGTTATCCACGACGGGTCCGCGCGTACAATGCGGCCCGAGAAGAAGTGCTGGAGTCGTCGGCCTATGCCGTGTCCGGCATGCCCCATAGCCCCGGTAACAGTAGGATAGCAGAACGCAAGGCGGAACGGCTGACGATCATTGAGAGCTGGCCGGAGACGAAGAAGATGCGGGCCGTGGAATACGCCATGGACAACGTAGGCAGGGATATCGCCAACGAGAACGTGCGGCGTAAACTGGTATGGGCGATCATGCGAAACTGCGACAGCCAGAAACGATACCCCGCAGAGATGGTCATGCCGGATGGCATGAGCTATGCGACATTCCGCAGGAGGAAGGACCGGTTTCTGTTTGAAATTGCAAAAAAGTCCGGAATGATAGAAAGTTGAGCTAAAACCACGTTTTTGATGTGCTAAAATAGTATCATCGGAGAGTGGAACCAGTCAGCCCACAACCCGAAATTTCATTTTTATCCTCTTTCTTTCCTCCATAGGTTAAGGCACAGCCGGTAATGGGTGCCTCCGCGCAAGCGGCCTCGCAAGAGCGTTACCGGCATGCAGACACTCACGGGATATCTCGCGGGTGTCTGGTTTTATGCGGGTGTAGCCAAAAGGTAAGGCACGGGACTTTGACTCCCGTATGTGCTGGTTCGACTCCAGCCGCCCGTTCCAAAGGGCGTGGTGTAATGGTAACACGGCGGTCTCCAAAACCGCAGATATTGGTTCGATTCCACTCGCCTTTGCCAACAACGGGGGCCCCCGACGGGCCGAAAAGACGGCGCGATGAAGCGGGAGCCCCCCGAGTTTCTGCATAACACAGCCCCTCTGCGGGCATACAGAAACACATAGGAGTGCCCAATTGGGCGGGTGAACTTGTGCCATACATAGCGCAGAGGTGGGAGCGCGGCACATAAACAGGAGAAGTTATGAAAATCATTAAGCACGTGAACCAAGATAAATTTGCCCGGGCAGAATGCCCAGCGTGCGGGTGCGTATTCGAGTTTAATACGTGCAAAAAGGTTGAACGCGACTACATGACCGGGAGAACGATTGTGCGACCGGCAGATGCGTATGTCAGGTGCCCGGAGTGTAACGAACTTTTTGAAATCACCCCAAATATGTTAAAACGGGAAGAAGGTGACATAGATGGCAAGTAAAATCACGCAAGCTATGAGAGAGCAGGTCCTTGCCGACTATGACGCATGTAAGCATATAGCGACTGTGGCAAAACAAAACGGGCTTTCCGAGCCGACTATCCGCAAGATCATCGTGCAAGAACGCGGAGAGAATGCCATCTCACACACCAGAGGCGCGGCATCAGCGTCTGTTACGGCCAGGTGCACCGCAACAAATGAAGAGATCTCGCAAATTGTTAGGGAGTCATTCCAATACTTCAAGAGGTCATGCGTAAAAACCGATGAAGAATGCGCCGATAAGCTTAACGACTATTTCCAACAGTGTGTAGAGGAAGGACAAATCCCCACAGTGGAGGATATGTGCCTCGCTCTCGGTGCCGTAACTCAAACGGTTTTGGACTGGCAAAAGGGATCGTTGGGCCCCGTGAGAGCTGGCATGATAAAAAAAGCCAAACAAATTTTGGCCGGAATCGACGCAAAACTGGTCTCACAGGGGAAAATTCCGCAGATTACGTACATTTTCCGCGCAAAGAACTTTTTCGGCATGACCGACAAACAAGAGGTCGTTCTCACGCCCAACAATCCCCTTGGGACAGAAACACCGCCCGAAGAACTCCAGAAGAAGTACATCGAGGCGGCGTCTTGCGACTATGAAAACTGATTTTTTAGCGACTATTCAGCAACTTTCGGAGTAGGGGCAACGATTTTCCCGGGGTTATACACGGTTTAGCGACTATCAGCGGCTTTCACGCAAAACCGGGCGACTTTCGCAGCAACCTTTGACATTAGGCGGTCTACATGGTATGATTAAGTAAGAACGGTTGTTGTTGCCGTCCCATGTATTAGCCGAGGGCCACGTTTGAAAGGAGAGCGCAGATGGCTGAATATTATCCCAACCTGATAGACTGTACAATGGGTGACGATACACAACGAGTATATACGCTGGGGCTTGGTGTCGATATTGATAGCTTGTCCGGCGCGGAAAAACGAGCCCTCGAGGACAGTAATACTTACCTGCGAGACAAAGAGATTGCAGGGTTAATGCGCACCAAGGCAAGCGCACTCCGCGCGTTTGAGCGGTTGAGAGATTTGCCGGGCATGCCCGGCGAGGCGATAGAAATCCTCAAAGAGTGGACTACCCGACCGGGCGATGAGGACGACGGGCAAGACGAGTGAGAGCGTGGCGCGCTGGCGGAGGTATCCCAATACCGCCCAACAGCAAAAGCCCGCAAAGCGCCATTAAAACGCCGTTGCGGGCAAGGCATAAAAAATAACCGCCCCGGATAGGACCGGGGCGGCTTGTCAACATTAATCTTATTTTGTCAAAATGCCATAATTGCCATAATAACCATCATCAAGCGCAATAATAACGGCGGATAAATCCAGATTATCGGGCGGACAAATCAGCAAAGACGGAAACTTATAATACACCCGATCAATAGTAATGTTGCCGGAATACCCAATAAAACGCAAATACTCAAGCCATGATCTGACAGTAACGCCCGGAACCAGTTTGCCGGAATTATCCCATGGACACATAATAGACATAATATACACTCCTTTGTAGCTAATTATATAGTTAATTATATAGATTTATCTTGATTTTGCAAGCCTTTTTTGTCCGATTTCGCGGCGGCCTGTCAGATGGTTGATTACTTGGACTTGCGGACCACGTCGGCCAGGACGGCCAGCGGGAACCAGATGATCAGCAGCACGACAGATAGCAATCCGGCACCCCCTCAAGCGAGGCAAAACCGGCGCGCCGTAGTCTGCTTGGTGTACTTGGCGTACAGCTCCGGCTGATCGGCCTTGAGGGCCTTAGAGTCCAGCCGGGACGATGTGACAGCCTTGTAGGTGATCTTGTAATCCAGGCCCGCCAGGGTATCAACCCCGGCGGCGTCCATGTGCTGCTTGATGGAGTCTTGCAAGCTGTCAATCTCTGCGGACAGCTCATCGGCCATGCGGCGCAGCTCTCTAAGCTCTTGCACCTTGGCGGCAATCTCGTTAGCGCTCATGCCTGCACCTCCGCCCGCCGAACGCAGCCGGTGAAAAATGACTCGGATGACTCGGCGCAACCCGTGCGGTACAGGGCGCAAGCCTTGCACATGGGGGCGGCATGGGTCCACTTGGCCAAATCGTCCAAGATGGCGGAGCGGGGAGTGCTCCAGCGCTGCAAACTGGTGTAATAGTGGCCCCCGATCTCCTGGTGGTAAGCGGAAATATTGGACGCGTAGCGCTCGGAGACGAAGAAACCACCGCCGAACCAGCCGACCGGCGGAAGAACGTTCAGCGCGTCGCTGTAGTCCTCTGCGGACTCTTCTGCCCATACGCCACAAAGGGAGTTTTCCCAATCCGTTACAAGCCTATCATACTGGCGATCGTCAAGGACCGCAAACCCCTCGCGCTTATAGTCGTCTGCCGTCTTCCCGGTATAAGGGCAAACGCCGGACGGATTAAGCCACGCCTTAGCGTATCCCGCAAAGTGCTCTGCATCTACTACCCATTTGCTCATAATATACCTCCCGGCCTTACTGGCCTATCTCTTGACCAGGTGGGCCGGGCGTGGTACACTGTACGCGCTGGGCCGCTGGTCTGGTGTGGGGGGCTGCTCCGGGGCTTGGTAGGCTGTAACCGGTGCGGCCCTCTCTCTATGCTGATATGATAACACACCCGGCGGAGTATGTCAATACCTTAATGCACAATTTTGCAATATTGCAATGGATTATTTGCAAGGCATGCGCAACGCGCCGCCGGTGTTGCGCATGGGTATACCTTTTGACATGCGCAACACCGGCGGCGTGACCGGGCGGGGGTGGGGGATATCGCGGGCGGGAGCGGGGCCGGGTGAGCCCCAAAATGCCCGAAAAAAACAAAAGAGAAAAAATACCTGCGCATTGCATAAACTGAAATTGACATATTGACACACCCTTGCAGACGTGATATAATCACGGCAAAGGAGGGACGAAAAATGAAAGTAGGATACGTCCGTGTGTCAACGAAAGAGCAAAACACAGCAAGGCAGGAAATTACGATGGAAGCGCTCGGCGCGGAGAAGCTGTTTGTAGACAAGTGCAGCGGCAAGAACACTGACCGGCCAGAACTGAAGAAGTTGTTGGCGTTTGTGCGCGAGGGCGATACCGTGGTTGTGAGCGAGATCAGCCGGTTTGCAAGAAATACGCGCGATTTGCTAAACCTTGTTGACCAACTGACAGAGAAGGGTGTACAATTTGAATCACAGAAGGAAAAGATAGATACCACCACCCCGGCGGGCAAATTTATGCTGACGGTATTTGCGGCAGTGAGCCAGCTGGAGCGTGATTATATCAAATCCCGGCAGAAAGAGGGCATCGACGCGAAAAAGGAGCGCGGCGAGTATGTAGGCCGTCAGGCTATCCCGGTGGACAGGAAGAAGTTCGAACAGGAATACGACCTTTGGAAATCGGGCCATATCACCGCCAAAGCGGCTATGGGTCATTTGGGACTGAAGCCGAACACATTCTACCGGCGCGTTAAGGAATACGAATCCGGCGAGATGAAGTAATTCCCCCGGCTACCCGGGAGAAAATAAATGTGGAGGAAAAGGAAAATGAGAGCAAAGAAAGTGTGGGCAGTGCTGCTTGCCATCATGGTGGCGGCAATTGCTATGGTCGGGTGCGGAACCGCGGACCAACCGGATGACGGCGAGACCGGAGGTCAGACCGTTGAGAAGGTCGTGTATGACGGCGAGACGTTCAAGGCAACGTACTTGGGCATCACGGAGCTGGATTCCGTGCCGGGTGTTTGCTACATCCAGATGAAGTTCGAGAACAAGACGGACCAGGAAATCACGGTATATCCGCAGGACGGATCTGTGAATGATACGATGGTCCAATATCTGGGCGGAGTCCCCGCAACAATGCAGGGTGGGAAAAACATCAATTATTCCATGTTTTTCTACCTTGAAAAGGCTGGCCTGTCCGACATTTCCGATGTCAAGACGCTTGAGTTCAAACTGACCGCTGATTTCAACGAGACCTCTGACACGATCACAATCAACGTGGGCGAGTAACCTATACAAGCAAAATAAAAGAGACGAGTTCTTTCGGGAACCCGTCTCTTTTTATGCAAAAATGGAGGCCACATGGACTACGCAAAACTATCAGAACGCATAAAACAGCATATTGCGCGGAATCCGTCCGACCACGTGCCGTACATGGACCTTCTGTCCGTATGCCGACAACTGGAACCGGATGATTTCACCCTGGCCCATGAGCTGAGCAAGGATTTGCGAAAACTGAGTTCTGCGGCCCTGCACAAGTGCAGCGCAAATGCGGCGGATTCTTTGTTTGACGTGTACAAAAAGGCCATGTGCTTTGACGCACCGCACGATTTCGACACGTTTCTGCTGTACATCGAGATGAACCGCAAACCGGAGAAAAAGTTCTACGCACCTCGAAGACATTATCTGCGGCCTATTGTGGCGGCGTATCAGGAGGTTTTGGATGGAAAACTGCGGCTGTTGACGCTGTCGATGCCAAAACGCGCCGGGAAATCCCAGTTGGGCATCAATTTCGTCAATTTTCTGTCTGGGCGGGAACCGGACAAGTCGTCCCTAATGGAAGGAACGGGGGACGACCTGGTGAAAAGCTTTTATTCCGGGTGCCTGGAGTATTTGCAAACGCCGAATGAATATTTATTCTATGACGTTTTCCCCAATTCTCCGTTGGTGCAGACCAATGCGGACACAAAGATACTGAATCTGCGATCAAAATCCCGTTTCCCCACAGTCATGTGTCGATCTATTGACGCAAGACAAGTGGGCTTGTCGGAGGCTACGAACGTCCTATATCTGGATGACTGCGTAGAGGGCCGCGAGGAAGCAAAAAACCGCCAGAGACTGGACGATAAGTGGGAGATTATATCCGGCGATATCCTGGGCCGAGCCATTGAGGGCACACCCATTGTCGCCACGGGAACCCGATATTCCCTGTATGACCCTATCGGCCACCTCCAAGAGGAAGCGCAAAAAGGCGGCTGGGCGTGGAAAGCCATTGAAATACCGGCACTTGACCCCGTTACGGACGAGAGTAACTACGAATACGAACGGGACGGGAAAAAGGTGTTTACCACAGCATATTTCCGCGAACAGAGGGCCCTTTTGAGTGCGGAACAGTTTGAAAGTGAATTCCAACAGCAGCCCTTTGAAGCAAAGGGGCTGCTTTTTAACAAGGATGAGCTGAATTATTTCTTTGAACTCCCCACAGGCCGGGATCCGGACGCCGTTATTGCCGTGTGCGACACCGCAGAAAGCGGAAGCGACAGCACCGCCCTTCCCGTTGCGGCGCTGTACGGGGATGAAGTGTATATCGTGGACGTGGTGTTTGATGATTCTCCGCCGGACGTCACAAAGCCGGAATGCGCCAGGTGCCTGATCGACAATCGCGTTGCGGACGCGCTGTTTGAAAGCAACAACGCGGGCATGTATTACGCCAGAGACGTTGCGGAAATCGTCCGGCAGCGTGGATATAGCGTTGGAATACGCACAAAAAGAACCATTTCCAACAAACAAACGCGAATAGAATTTGCGTCCGACAACATCAAGAAACACTTCTGGTTCAAGCATCCGTCCACCTATAAACGGGGCAGCCAGTACTTCAATTTCATGAAGGAAGTCACCACCTACACCCGGAGCGGCAAAGTGCCGCACGATGACGCGCCGGATGCTTTGTCCCTGCTGGAAAACGAAATCCGGATGCGAGTGGGCGGCAAAGTGGAAGTGTTCAAGCGGCCATTTTAAGGGGGTGTGCCAATGAATCTTTTTGGTCGGAAGGTTATCTACACGGACGTTGAGCACGTCACCCGGGGAAATGTGGTGGATGTTTTGCAAAAGGCTATGCCAATCCACCAGATGAACCGGGCGGACATTGAGTATCTTTACAGGTATTACAAGGGAGACCAGCCCATTTTGGGCAGGGTAAAGGACGTCAGGCCGGAAATCAACAACAAGATCGTTGTGAACCGGGCGAACGAAATTGTTTCGTTCAAGGTCGGGTATCTTCTGGGTGAGCCTGTGCAGTACGTCAGCAGGGGGAACGATGAATCCGTCGCTGAAGGCGTGTCCAAGCTCAACGATTATGCGCTTTCGGAAGACAAGGCCGCCAAGGACAAGGAGCTGGCGGACTGGTTCCATATTTGCGGCACGTCTTACCGCATGATTCTGCCGGACAGAATGGCGGACGTGGAGGAAGATGAATCGCCGTTTGAGATTTTTACACTGGACCCGCGCACCACCTTTGTGGTGTACTTCAGCGGGCTGGGGCACCGTCCCATTCTGGGCGTGACGTATGTGCAGAAAGAGGACAACACCGGTGTTTTTTGCTGCTACTCCGAAGACACATATTTCGAGGTAACGGAAACATGGGACGTGAAAGCGGAACCACAGATATTGGGCATCCCAATTATCGAATACCCCTCCAACGAAGCCCGGTTGGGCGCTTTTGAGATTGTGCTCCCTCTTCTGGACGCTATCAACAACGTTCAATCCAACCGCATGGACGGCGTAGAACAGTTTGTCCAGGCGCTGATGCTGTTCCACAACGTGGACATTTCGTCCGAAGATTACAAGAATCTGAGGGCAGAAGGCGGTATTAAGTTCAAGGACATTGACCCGCAGCTCAAGGCTGACGTTGGGTACCTGACGGCGGAGCTGAACCAGACGCAGACCCAAACCCTGACGGATGACATGTACGACACCGTTCTGACGATTTGCGGAATGCCAAACCGGAATGGAGGATCCTCAACCAGTGACACCGGGTCTGCGGTCATTATGCGCGACGGATGGTCGTCAGCAGAGGCGCGGGCAAAGGACTCCGAACAGATGTTTAAACGGTCCGAAAAGCAATTTCTGAAAATCGCTATCAAAATCTGCAATAATCTGCGGGCGCTTTCGCTGAAAATGTCCGCCCTGGAAATTCGGTTTACGCGCCGAAACTACGAAAATATCAGCGAAAAGGCCAGTGTTTTGGTAGCCATGCTGAACAACGGGAAAATTGCCCCCCAACTGGCATTTATGCACTGCGGCATGTTCTCCGATCCTCAGCTTGCGTACAAAATTAGCGCGGAATATGCCGAAAAGCAAGAAGAAAAGGAACTATCGACAGGGAAGTCGTTAAAACGCAACGGGGAGACAACCTCGGAAAAAACGGAAAACGGTGCGGAGGGAACCGCCGAAAAAACGCAGGAGGTATCAACATGAAAATCGACACCAGCAGAATCGAAGGTTACGCAGATATGTCCACCGAGGACAAGCTCAAGGCCCTGGAGTGCTTTGAGTATGAGGACAACGCCGCAGAGCTTTCTCGGCAGAAGAACGCTATTTCCAAGGCAAACTCCGACGCCGCCCAGTGGAAAAAGAAGTACAACGACATGCTTTCCGAGGATGAGCGCAAGAAGCAGGAGCAAGCCGATAGCATTGCCGCCATGCAGAAAGAGCTTGACGAGCTGAGAACGGCAAAGACCGTTTCTGAGTACAAGGCCAAGTTCGTGGCGCAGGGCTATGCAGAGGACCTGGCAAGTGACACGGCCAAAGCTTTGGCGGCTGGTGATTCTGCAAAGGTTTTTGCGAACCAGCAGAAGTTCTTGGACGAGTATGCCAAGAAGGTAAAGTCCGACATCCTCAAGGGCACTCCCGCGCCGCACGGCGGTGCCGGTCCCGTTGGAGTTGATTACGACAAGAAGATCGAGGAGGCGCGTGCAAGCAAGAACTATGCGGAAATCGCTTATTACACGCGCCTGAAGGCACAGGAAGAATCCGCAAATAACAAATAAAAGGAGTTAAGACATGGCAGATACTTTTGCTACCAGCTTTGCAACGCTGAACTATTCCGGCATGCTCTTTAACAAGGGCAATACCAAGACCCCCCTGAGTTCCATTATCGGTTCCCGGGCTAAGGTGACGAACCACGTAGAGTTTGTTACCGGCCAGGAGTACACCACCGGCGGCGGAGAACAGCCCGCCATCTCCGAGTCTGCGTCTTTGTCCGCCCCCGATGCTTCCATTGTGACCCGGGAGCAGCAAACAAACGTTACCCAGATTTTCCATGAGGCTGTCGGCATCTCCTATGCCAAACAGTCCAATATGGGCACCCTGTCTGGCCTGAACGTGGCTGGTCAACAGGCAAACCCCATTAACGAACTGGACTTCCAAGTGGCCGCCAAGATGCAGAAGATCAACCGCGACATTGAATACACGTTCATCAACGGCGTGTACAACAAGGCCACCGATGACACCAAGATCAACAAGACCCGTGGGCTTGTCACCGCAGTTACCACCAACGTCACGGCCATGGCCAGCAAGCCTCTGGGCCTGTGGGAAATCGCCGACATGGTGAAAAAGATCTATGGCCAGAACGCTCCCACCGATGGCCTTTGCCTGTGGTGTGACGCTGTGACCATGTTCCAGATCAACGCCGACGCTGTTCAGAATGGACTGACCGTGGTTCCCGCTTCGCGCGAAATCAACGGTATTTCCCTCTCCAGCGTGGTTACTCCCCTGGGCGTGGTGTACCTGTATCTTGGCGAGTGCCTGCCCGCCGGCACCGCTCTGCTGCTGAACCTGGACGTTATCTCCCCCGTGTTCCAGCCTGTGCCCGGCAAGGGTAACTTCTTCCTGGAGCAGCTGGCAAAGACCGGCGCGGGCGAGAAGTATCAGCTGTTCGGTCAGATCGGCCTTGACCATGGCCCTGAGTGGTATCACGGCAAGTTTACCGGCATTGCCACCACCTTCACCAAGCCCACCTACAGCCGCAGCGTGTTCATCGCCAACGACGCCAGCAATCCCGTTAACACCAAAGCTGTCACCGGCTGATCTGGAGGTATGAGATGCGCGACGAAGAAAAACTGGCCATGCTGGGAAACATGACCGGAGAGACAAGCGAATCGATTCTCTCTGCGTATCTGAATATTGCGGCCAGCAAGATTCTCAGCAGAGCGTTTCCGTTCGGGACAGATTCTACTGCTGTCCCCGCATGCTACGAGATCAACCAAATTGAGATCGCCGCATATCTCATCAACAAGCGCGGAGCAGAGGGGGAAACAGCGCATAGCGAAAATGGCGTTTCCAGGTCTTATGAGGGCGGCGACGTGCCGCCTTCTCTTATGCGGGAAATCGTGCCGTTTGCGGCCACCATGTGAGGTGCAAGGATGAAAATCATGAGCCGAAACAAAAGGCCGTTCTGGTATCTTTTGTACCAAGGGACAGAACTGGGGAAGGACGCTAATGGCTACGAAACCGGCGAAAAAAACGTAAAATATGCGGATCCGGTGGAAATGGAAGCCAACATCTCCCCGGCTGCTGGGTATGCTCAAATTCAGCAGTTTGGGCAGTTCATCTCCTATGACAAGGTGATTATCACAGATGATATGACCTGCCCCATCGACGAAAATACAGTACTTTTTATTGACAAAAAGCCGGAATACAAAGACGGAAGGCCGCTTTATGACTACGTTGTAAAGCAAATTGCCAAGTCTCTGAATTTGGTTTCCATCGCCGTCAGCAAGGTGAATGTGTCGTGAAAAGGACTGTAAAGACGGCGCTGTCCGCTGCGGGCATTCAACGGATGATTGACGTAGTCGAGGATTACCGGACATGGCTGGAGGACCGGGCAAACGTACTTCTCCGGGAGCTTTCTTCCATGGGGTATGATATCGCATCCGCAAAATTTGAGTCTGCCGTATACGACGGGACAAACGACGCGAATGTAAAAATCGAAGAACGGGACGGACGCACGGCGGCGGTAGTAGCTGTCGGTGCGTCCGTCCTGTTTATTGAATTCGGCACTGGCGTTATGTACCCGGACAACCACCCGGAAGCTGCGCGAAACGGCATGGTTCGCGGCGCTTACGGAAAGGGTCACGGCAAGCAAAGGACGTGGGGCTACTACGGGGACCCCGGAACAAACGGAGTTGAGAAAACGAACCCAAAAACCGGCAATACGGTGGTTCTTACTCACGGCAACCCGGCCAACATGTCTATGTACGACACGGTAAAGGAGCTTTCAGACAGGCTCCCAGCCTTGGTCAAGGAGGTGTTCCGATGATCGACATTGAAAGCAAGGTGTATACGCCAATCGCGGAACAGCTCCGCGAGAAATACCCGGGCATTGACGTGGCCGGGGAGTACATCAATGCGCCCCCCAAATTCCCACATGCCAGCATTGTGGAGCAGGACAATTACGCCGCCGCAAATCGTTTAGATTCATCCGAAAGCGAGAGATATTCCGTACTGATGTACGAGGTAAACGTCTACTCCAACAAAACTGGCGGGAAAAAGAGTGAATGCCGTTCCATCATGGCAGACATCGACAGGATGATGTATGCGCGTAACTTTACAAGGATTTCCATGTCCCCGGTCCCGAACATGGAAAACGCCTCTATCTACCGTCTTGTTGCCAGATACAGGGCGGAAACAGACGGGGCCACTATTTTCAGACGATAACAGAAAGGAATGATGACCTATCCCTATCTCTACCTACAAGGTTTTCCTGATGCATAAAGATACCAGCGCTGCGTCGTGGTCGAAGCTGATCGACATCAAAGAGTTCCCCGACCTGGGTGGCGACCCTGATATGCTGGAAACCACCACGCTTTCCGACAAGATGCAGACCTTCATCGCGGGCATCCAGTCCATGGACGGCCTGTCCTTCACCGCCAACTACGCCTTGCCCGATTATAAGGCGCTTAAGGCGCTGGAGGGCAAACAGGAGGATTACGCCGTATGGTTCGGCGGCACCGAAAGCGCGGGAACTCTGACTCCTTCCGGTTCCGACGGCAAGTTCAGTTTTAAGGGCGAGTTGTCCGTGTACCCCACTGGAGGCGGTGTCAACGAAGTTGTGGGCATGGCTATCACCATTGCTCCTTCGACCGTAATCAACCTGGAGAACGAATAAGGAGGAAACAGAACATGGCAAAGACGCTTACTGTTAAAGATCCCGTGACTGGCATTGCGTACAATCTGGAATATACCCGCAAGACCGTGGAGCTGATGGAGAAAGAAGGGTTTGTTGCGACCGAAGTCGAAAACAAGCCTATGACCAGTCTCCCCGCGCTGTTTGCTGGAGCTTTTAAAGCTCATCATCGGTTTGTTAAGCGCGATGTGATCGACAGGATTTACGCGGGTATGTCCAAGAAAGACGAACTGATCGGCAAACTGGTTGAGATGTACAACGACCCCATCATCGCCCTGCTGGACGAGCCTGTGGAAAGCGAGGAAAACCCTACCTGGACGGCGAACTGGTAAACGAGTCGCCGTCGAATAAAGCGGGGGAGCCAATCCCCCGCTATTCCGATAAATTCTATGAGCTGTTTCCATATTATCTGGCTATTGGTATGACCTATAGCCAGTACTGGGACGAGGACTGCGAACTGGTCAAATATTACAGGGAAGCAGCGAAGATTAAACGCGATTTGACAAATCAAACCGCATGGCTGCACGGCGCATACATTTATGAAGCCGTGGCGGACTTAGCACCCATTCTCCGCATGGGCGGCAAGAAAGGTACCAGGCCAAAGCCGTACCGTGATTCCCCATACGACCTGTATGCACAGAGCGAAAAGCCCAAAAAACAGGAGCAAGGCGACAAGAAGGCGCGGTCCGTCATGGAGATGTTTATGATCGCGAACAACAAACGATTCGAACAGGGAGGTGGCAAGAATGGCGGATAATGTGGAAATCCAGGGTATTGAGTTTCAAATTAAGGAAAACAGCGACAGTGCTGTAGCGTCCCTGGAAAAGCTGCAAAATACCCTGGTTCGTCTGAAAACGGCCACATCCGGGGGCGTGTCGGCTCTGCGCACTACTGCCAGGCAGTTGGACTCCCTGAACAAGGCCCTGGAGAACACCAGCGCAGATAAACTCCAGCGGCTCCGGTCCTTGACCAGCGGGCTGAAAAGCCTGAGTGAGGTCAGCTCCGTCAGAATCTCCAGTTCTGTGCCGAACCAAATCGCCGCACTATCTACGGCGCTGAGCCAAATCAAGACAACGGACGGCGATAAGCTGATTGCCATTGCAGACGGTATGCGCCCGCTCTCCGAACTGGGACGTTCCCGTCTCACATCGTTTATTAGCCAACTCGGAAAACTCCCGGAGGTCATGCATGAGCTTGATGCGGCGGACTTGGATAAGTTTAACCGCCAAATGAAGGAGCTTGCGGCGGCGATTCGCCCGTTGTCTGACGAGATGCAGCGGCTCGGAACGGGATTTGCTGCGCTACCCGCCAGACTCCAGCGGGCCATTACGATGGTGAACCAGTACAGCACCGCCGTGCAGCGCGGGACGCGCAGAACGAGCATGTTCAGCAGAGCTGCGGGCATGATTCGGTTCGGGATTTTGTATGCTGGGCTGCGGCGCGTGGTGGGACTTATCGGAACGGCTATCACGGAATCCAACAAGTACCAAGAGGATCTGAACCTGTTCAGCGTCGCGCTGGGTAAATACGCAAAGGAAGCGCAGAACTACGCAGAAAAAGTATCTTCTGTGATGGGCATCGACCCGGCGCAGTGGATGCGGAACCAGGGCGTGTTCCAAACACTTTTGACCGGATTTGGCGATACAGAAGACCGGGCATACACCATGAGCAAAAATTTGACACAGTTGGGCTATGACCTGTCCTCTTTCTTCAATATCTCTGTTGAGGACTCCATGCAGAAGCTGCAATCCGGCATTGCTGGCGAACTGGAGCCACTGCGAAGGTTGGGCTATGACCTGTCTGTTGCGCGGTTGCAGCAGGAAGCGCTGAATCTTGGTATTACCAAGAGCGTTTCCGCCATGAATCAGGCGGAAAAAGCAGAACTGCGGTACTACGCTATTATGACACAGGTGACGACCGCACAGGGCGACATGGCCCGAACCCTGGAATCTCCTGCGAACCAGCTGCGTGTGCTTAGAGCAGAAATCACTCAAGTGTCCCGTGCAATCGGCAATCTGTTTATCCCGATTCTGACTAAGGTTCTGCCTTATGTCATTGCGTTTCTGCAAATTGTCCGCGAGTTAGCGAACGCGCTGGCTAAACTGTTCAGGTTTGAGCTTACGGACGTTGACTGGGATGGCGTGAATCGTGGAGCCGTTGCCGCCGGGGAGCTTTCGGACAACATGGACGCAGCGGTAGATGCTGCCAAGGAGTTCAAGCGCTACACCATGGGCTTTGACGAATTGAACATCCTGCCGTCCAACACGGGTTCTTCCGGCGGAACGGATGCTGGTGTTACCGGCTCTGGTGGACTCGGGATTAATTTGCCCGAGTACGGCTTCCTGGACGGGGCTGTTCAAAGCAAGGTTTCTGAGATCAAACAGACAATCGAAGACAATATTGCAGAAATCAAAGCCACATTAGGCGCGGCTGATTTCGTTATTGGTGCGATTCTCGCTTTTACCGGGATTAACGTGCCCGCCGGAATCGCCATGATGGCAAGTGGCCTTGCGCTGATGATTTCCGGCAACGAAGATAACCCGGACGCCGTAAAGAATGTTTTGGAAAATGCCATCGCAAACATTGACCTTGTAAGCGGAGCTGCGGCGCTGGTCATCGGCGCAATCCTTGCATTTTCCGGGGCAAATATTCCCATCGGCATCGGCTTTATGGCATTTGGTGCAACGGAACTGATTGCGTCTCAAACCCTGACGTGGGATAAACTGTCGGAAGATGTCCGACAAATCATCGGCGGGATGGTCACATTCGTTGCATTGGGCGCACTGGCGGTAGGCGCTATTTTGGCCTTCTCCGGGGCGAATATCCCGCTGGGCATTGCCTTGATGGTGGCTGGTGCGTTCGTGCTGGCCACAGCAATTGTTCCAAAGTGGAACGAAATGCCTGATTCCGTGAAAAAAACAATCACCACCGTTATGGTAATACTTGGTGCCGCGCAGTTGGTACTCGGTGCGTTGCTTACGTTTACTGGAGTAAACATCCCTCTGGGCATTGCTCTGATGGTAATCGGAGCGGCAAGCCTCGCGACAGCTGCGGCGCTGAACTGGGACGCCGTTTCGAAGTTCCTGAAAAAGTCGATTTCTTATATTGCGGGTATTGTTGGCGGTGCGCTTATGGTTCTCGGCGTCTTGCTGCTCCTGTCTGGCGCGGGAATTGGACTCGGCCTTGCCGTGCTTGCCGCCGGGCTTGCATCATCTCACGCCGCATGGAAACTGGACGACAACCCTATTACCCGATTTGTAAAGAAGATGGCTAACGGGATTATCTCCATCGTCAATGTCGTGATTGATGCGGTAAATGAGATGTTCCACCTGGACTTCAAAGGTCTAAAAATCGGCGGCGTTCAGATTATACCGGCTTTTAATAAGCGATTGGTAAACATCCCGAAGATCAAACAGTTCGCCGAGGGCGGTTTTCCCAACGAGGGACAGTTGTTTGTCGCCCGTGAAGCTGGCGCGGAGATGGTGGGCAACATAGGCAGACGCACTGCCGTTGCAAACAATGACCAAATCGTCTCCGCCGTGTCCGATGGCGTGTACCGCGCTGTAATGTCGGCTATGTCCAATAAGGATGGAGTGTCCGGGGATATTAACATTACTATCAATATGGACGGCGACGTGGTGTATCGCAACGTCGTAAAGAAGAACAAAGAGGTGGTCCGGGCAACCGGCAAATCTCCTCTGTTCGCGTAAGGAGGGCACATGGCAATCATCACGGTAAAAAAGAAAGACGAGACCACTGTGCCGCTCCCTGACCCCAAATCTTTTTCCTGGGGCTTGCAGGACGTAGATGCAGACGGTTCCGGAAGAAACCAGAATGGTGATGCGTTCCGCGACAGGGTAGCCAGGAAACGGAAGTGGACCATGGAATGGCCCCCTTTGACTGCTGAACAATGCTCCACAATCCTGAAAGCCGTCACGGACGTATTTTTCCAGGCGACAGGGCCAGACGCGGAGGACGGCATGAACCGCACCATGACGTGTTATGTGGGGGACCGCACTACCCCCATGTACTCTTGCATCGATGGGGAATGGAGATGGGAAAGTCTGTCCATGAACTTCGTGGAGAGGTGAGTTTATGTACAATGTCTCCACCGCGTTCCACACCGCATTTGCGGATTATGGCCGCGAGATCAAAGCCAAGGTGATTTTCAACGGGCAGACGGAGCTTGACGGGAATTACGTTCAGGAGATCACCGCCACACCGGCGTTTGATTCTTCAGACGGCATTTCCGTTGGCTCCGCCTGTTCCGGGCGGTGCAAAATCCGTATTTTTAAGCCGGATGAGCCTTTGCAATTGTCTGGCGGGTACTTTGTACCGTATATCGGCATCTACGTTCCTGGCGGCGATACAGGCACGACAGCCATCGCCGGTCAGGCTGTGGCCGGTAAGGCAATCGCCGGTGTAAGCACCGCAGCGTCTGGGGTGGAATATGTACCTCTGGGCCGATACTACATCCCCGCAGACGGCGTAGAAAATTTGGTGTATGGCTGGGAAATCACCGGCTATGACCAGATGGCATCCTTGACGGAGCAATACACCCCGCAAATTGAGTTCCCCGCCACACCAGACACTATGCTGACGGACTTGTGTGCGCAAAGCGGCCTGACTCCCCCAACGGTGATTTTCCCGGATATGACAATCGAGTCTGTGTTTGAGGGGGCCATCCGACAGCAACTGGGGTGGCTGGCTGGACTGTGCGGACAGTCCGCGCACTTCGACCGGGACGGAAATCTGGTGTTCAAGTGGTACGCAAAAACCGCCTTCCGGGTCAGCCGGGAGCAGCAGTACATGTCCGGCCTGACTCGCACGGCAGACGGTCCGTACACGGTATCCAGCCTCACCACAGGCACGGAAGATGAACCCATTACATCCGGCACCGGATTGGGCATTACATCAACAAACCCATACATGAACCAGGCCGTTGCAGACCTGATTCAGCCGGAGGTGGAGATATCCTTCCAACCCTGCGATGTAAAATGGCGCTGCGACCCGTCTGTTGAGGTGGGCGACGTTATCCAGGTGGAGGGTGATACCGGCGAATGGCTGGATGTGTGCGTTATGGAGCAGGAAATTCACCTGTACGGTGGCCTGTCCTCTACGATGCACAGTTACGCCCCAAAGGACGCGGATTACGCCATGGAAAGCCCTACAGAGCAGCGCATTAAGCGGGCTTATGAGGGCCTTACCAAGGCCATGCAGAACGCCACGCAGAAGATTATCGGGGCAAAGGGCGGGTATTATGAACTGACACTGGACGAGCAGGGTTTTCCCATCGGCTGGACCCTGCGAGATACGCCCACCATTACGCCCAATACACGGATGTGGATTATGTCCACCGGCGGGCTGGGATTTTCCAAGGACGGTGGAAATACAATTTCCGGTGTTGCCTTGACCATGGACGGCGAGATTAACGCAAATGTCATCACCGCAGGACAAATGTCCGCAGAAAGAGTCACCGTCAACGGCCAGACGCTTTCGGACTTTATCGACGCCAGTATCGACGATGACGGCCATCCGGTGCTGCGTATCGGGTCCTCTGCGTCGGAGATCGTCCTGAAGGAATACAACGACAAAATCGGATTCTACGACACTTCCGGGACCCTTCTGGCATACTGGAACAACAACAGCTTTGAGCTGGTGGAACTGAGCAAGTTCCGCCTGGGACCTATGGGCATTGTCGTACAGCCCAACGGTTCCGTGTCCTTCGTGGGGGTGAGTTAATGGCAAGTATTTACGGCGCAAAATCTTCCACCGGCTGGCAATTACGGCTGGATTATAGCGTATCCCAGAGCATTGCGGACAACAAGTCCACACTAGCCCTGACGCTGTACATCTATGACGGCACCGGCGAGAGCTACAACCTGGACGCCAATAGTTGCTATTACACTCTGCAAGGCACCAAGGTTTATAACCCGTACCGGTACAATTCCAGGGGCTGGTATAAGCTGGGCAGCAAGTCTATCACCGTGGCTCATAACAATATGGGCAAGGGGTCTGTGGTGCTTTCTGCGGACTGGCACAGCGGGTTTACGTCATCCTACACACCGTCCAGCCTGACGGTCTCCGGCACAGTCAATCTTCCTGACATCCCCCGGGCATCTTCCGTTTCAGCGACCGGGCTTGTGCTGGGTTCTGCCGGTACGCTTGCAGTGACCCGGGCCGTGAGCACTTTTACGCACACCATCAAGCTCAAATGTGGCTCTGCGGCACAGGTAACTGTGGCGACAAAATCCAGCGCCACATCCATATCGTATACGCCGCCATTGTATTGGGCCGCGCAGAATACGTCTGGAATCTCCGTAAACATCGCGGCGGAGATCACCACCTACAACGGGGACGCCGTGGTGGGTACCAATACAACCACACTGACGGCATCCATCCCTGCATCGGTAAAACCCACCCTGTCCGTGAGTCTGTCCGACACCTTTGGGTATCAGGGCACCTACGGCTGGGTGCAGGGCAAGAGCGTGTTAAAGGCCACCTACACGGCATCCGGTAGCTACGGCAGTAGCATCGTTTCTAAGTCGCTGACCATCGGCGGCAAGGCGGCAAGTGCTGACGGCGGAAACACTCTGCAAAATTCCGGCACAACAGCCGTTGTGGCCACCGTGACGGACAGCAGAGGGCGCACGGCATCCGTTACTCGGAACATCACCGTAAACGCCTACAGCGGCCCGGGAATCCAGGATTTGACCTTCCTGCGTGGCGACTACTCCGGCGGGACATGGACGGGCAACGCCATGGGCGACGATATCAAGCTGACGTTTACGCTATCTGTCCAACTGACCGGAAACAAGGCCACCGTGGAAATCACCGGAGCCAGCAATCTGACCGGCCAGACCTCCGGGGCGAAAACCGTGTATCTGGTGGACTATGGCACCGACTCCACCGGTGTTGTGCAGGTCAAGGCGACAGACGCACTGGGCGGCACCGTGACCCGGGAAATCACCATTCCCACCGTTGCTGTGCCGCTGAATATGAACTTTGATTTGCAGGCAATCTGTTTCGGCGGCATAGCGGAAAAGGAAAAGACGGTGGAATTTAAGTGGCCCATCCATTACATGGGCACCGCCCTCCTCGATTTCCTGCACCCGGTTGGCAGTATCTTCCAGTCCACGGACGCCACCTCCCCGGCGGAGCTGTTCGGCGGGACGTGGGAGCAGGTCAAGGACGTATTCCTGCTGGCGGCGGGTGACTCCCATGCCGCTGGCAGTACCGGCGGCGAAGAGGAGCACATCCTGACGGCGGAGGAGATGGCAAACCACACCCACGGATACGATTACACGGGCCAGAGCGACGCCACCGGCACCGGGGCCATCAAGATCGTGTCTCCCGACGGCACCGCCAACGCTTACACGGGCAAGGCTACGTCCAACTGCGGCGGCCAGGCTCACAACAATATGCCGCCGTACCTGGCCGTGTACACATGGCGCAGGACGGCTTAAAGGAGGGAGAAAATGCCTGAAATCAACATCAAAGTTCGCGACAAATGCGCCGAGGGCGAGGGCGTGATTATCTGTAACAACAGCGATTACACGGTGGTGTGGGACATAGACGAGGAATGGACGCCTTACGACACCAAG